GGTTAAGCTAGAAGATCGCATAACTGATCTGATGGCCACTGCCCCGCTTAAGGATGGCGAGCTGTTTGATCTCGAATGGGCTATAGCGGCAAGGGTTCAGCTACGCAACGCGATAGAAGAAGAATACCTTGCAACTGTTGATGGCTTAGTGCGTGAGTATACCGTGATAGCCGATGACGTTGCGGCGATGTTGAACACTTATGCGGACGTTACTAAGCTAGATCCGAACATTATATCAGAGCTTCAGTCGATGACCTTTAAAGGGTTCGAGGACTTGGGTCAGAACTATCTTGATGCGGTTTCTAAGGAGCTTTATGAAAGCACGCTAACAGGCGCTACGTTTGCCCAGAGCTTAAGCACTATCAAGGCATCAGTTAATGCCAACCTTGGTCGGTACGCTAGTCAGGGGCTACACGATGCCCTGATGCAGTTTGATGCAACGGTAAACACTAAGATTGCCATTGAAGCTGGCGCGACAGAGTTTAAATACTATGGCTCAGATGATGAAGCTACTAGAGACTTTTGCGAAAAGCACGTTGGTAAGACTTATACCAAAGAAGAGATAGACAGTATATGGGAGGGATCGTGGGCTGGTAAGATCAGCGGCGACCCTTTCGTTGTGCGTGGTGGCTACAATTGCCGCCATAGGTTCAGAGGTGTATTCGAGGAATAAATTATGCCACAAGGTAAAGGAACATACGGCAGCAAGGTTGGCCGTCCTAAGAAAAAGAAGAAAGTAAAGAAATAAACAACTTTATGCTACAATCACGACTCACCAATACTCTTTAAGAGGCACGTTACATGAGCGATGAAATCATGGGTACAGAAGCTGAGACTGAAACAGCAGCAGTAGAAACTCAGGAAAAGACTTTTTCACAAGCAGAGCTAGACCGCATTGTTGCTGACCGAGTAGGTCGAGAACAACGCAAGTTTGAAAAGCAATTGTCAGGCATCGACATTACAGAAGCCCGCCAGTTACTCGAAGACAAGCAAGCGGCAGCAATCGAGCGCCAGAAAGAACGAGGCGACTTCGAATCTGTTTTGAAATCAACAGTCGAAAAGAAAGATCAGGAAATACAAGCGTACAAAAGCAAGCTGCAAACAACCCTAGTAGACGGTGCTTTACTAAGCGCGGCAAGCTCCAATAACGCTGTTGATCCTACCCAAGTTTCTGCACTGTTAAGAAACAACCTACGACTGTCAGAAGACGGTAACGTAGAAGTTCTTGACGGCAATGGCACACCAAGGTATAACGATAGCGGAAATCTGCTGTCAACTGGTGAGCTGGTAGCGGAATTTTTAACGGCTAATCCTCATCATGTCCGAGCCTCTTTAAGCGGTTCAGGCAGTCAAGGTAACGCTGGTGGCTCTACACAGAAGTCTCTATCTGTGGCTGATATGGTCGATAATTGGAACGATGGCGGTAAAGAAGCCTTCGCTGCAATGAAAAAGAAATCGCCCAAATAAACCAATTTTACTAATTAATTATTTAATCTTTTGAGGATTTAAATCATGGCTGCAACTACTTCCACTACTTTAGACGACCTGTTTGTAAATATTATCGCGCAGGCGCGTTTCACTGCTGAAGAGCAATCCCTAATGATGGGTCTTGTTACTCAGTACAACATCGGTTCAGAAGCCGGTAAAACTATTCAGGTTCCTAAGTACCCAGCTATCGCCGCTGCCGACCTTACCGAAGGCACTGACATGGGTTCCACCACTGTATCAACTAGCTCTGTTTCAGTGGCTGTTGGTGAAGTTGGCGCACAGGTCTTGCTGACTGACATGGCTGCTTACGGCGCTGGCAACCCTGCTGTTGAGCTTGGTACTGTTCTTGGTAACGCTATTGCTACTAAGATGGATCAGGATTTGCTTGGCTTGTTCTCTGGCTTTACTGCTGCCTTCGGCGCTGCTGGTCAAGAAATCACTGTTGCTGATCTGTTCAAGGCTGCTGCTACTCTGCGTGCTAACAAGGTAACCGGCGTAATTAACGCTGTTGTTCACCCTTATCAGGCATACCAGTTGAAAGCTAACCTGACTAACACTTTTGCTAACCCTAACGGTGGCGACTCTCAGAACGAAGCAATGCGTAACGGCTATGTCGGTACTATTGCTGGTATCAACGTATACGAGTCTGCCAATGTTGCTATTGACGGCGCTGGTGATTCAGTAGGTGCAGTATTTGCTCCTGAAGCAATCGCAATCGCAATCAAGAAAGACTTTGGTATCGAGACTCAGCGTGATGCATCTTTGCGTGCATTCGAGCTGAACGCTACTGCCGTTTACGGTGTTGGCGAGTTGGACGATAGCTTCGGCGTTAAGATGACTTTTGACTCCGTACTTTAAGTGATAGATTCCCTGCCCTCTTCGGGGGGTGGGGTTTTACTGAGGTATGACATGGCGATAACGTATAGAGGCGAAAGGTTCGAGGGCTACAACAAGCCTAAGCGAACTACTAAACACCCAGATAAAAGTCATGCCGTCCTTGCTAAAGAAGGCGACAAGGTAAAGCTGATCCGATTTGGCCAGCAGGGTGCTGATAACAAGCCCCCTAGAAAGAATGAGAGCGAGGCAGATAAAGCCAAACGCAGATCATTTAAGGCTAGGTTTGCTACGCAGATCGAGAAAGGCAAGAAAGACAAAACCGCAAGCGCGGCATATTGGGCAGATAAGGTGAAGTGGTAATGGCATTCTCTACAGATGCAGACTTGATGCAGTTGGTTCCAGATATTCTAAATCTAGGTATTGATTTCTTTGATCAGGAACACCCAAAGGCGCAAGCAGATATTGAGCGTGAAATCAGAAACCGATGGTGGGAAAAGCGCGGTATTTCTGGTGAGCTAAAACCCGAATACTTAACTGATTCGCAGTGGACTAAAACCGCAGCGTATTTGGTTCTGTGGAAGTACGCATTGCCCCAGCTTACAAACTGGGTGGATGGTGATCGCTTCCAAAACATGATTGGCTTTTACAAGTCCCGTTACGCTGAAGAGCTTGAGGCTGTATTCCAAGACGGCGTTGAATACGATGTTGATGGCAGTGGCGCAATTGATGAAAACGAAAAGACCCCCATTAATCACGGTCGGTTAGTTCGTTAATGGATATAAAGATAAGCTCAAACGCCCGTGACATTGCCAAGCGTGTAGGCAAGAAAGGCAAAGAGCTATCAGATAGTGTAAAGCGTGCGTTATCCCGTACAGCTCAGGCTGGCGTTAATATTATTGAGGATCGCACCGCTGAAGGTCGAGGCTATAAGGGCGGCAAGTTTTCTGAATATAACCCTGTTTATGCTGCTTTTAGACGATCAAAGGGTCGGGGCGAAATCCCTGACTTACAATTTACAGGGAAGATGCTTGGTTCTATGACCACTAGGGCTAACAGCAAGCAGGCAGAAATATTCTTTAGCCGAGCTACAGAATCTAAGAAGGCGGCAATGAATGACAAAAAGCGGCCTTTCTTTGGCTTTAGCCAGAAGGAAGAAAAGAAGCTAGGCGAAATATTCTTTAGGAACTTAAAATGAGCATCAGAGAAAAGATAGCTGAAAATCTAGTTACAACGCTACAAGGCATTATTCAGCCAGTGAACATTAAGTACGTTACTAGAGAGCCGTTTGATTTCCAGAAGCTTTCTAACGCCCAGTATCCTGCAATCTTAGTACGGAGCGCAGGCGAAGAGCGTGGAGATTCTACCATTGGCGGGTCGATGACTCAGCGAATGGGTAATATTGATTATGATTTGATTTGCTACGTTAAAGGCTCGGTGATTGATGCTGCGCGGAATGATATAATTGAAGCAATTGAAGAAGGTCTTGATGTTGACCGCTACAGGGGAGGCAATGCCCTTGATACGCAGGTAACGCGCATCGAGATTGATGAAGGTTCTATAGACCCTATTGGTGGGGTTATAATGACAATTCGCGTGCTGTACCAATACACGCGCGGCACAACTTAAATTAATAAAGAGGTATTATCATGGCGACTAAAACAGGCGCATCTGGTGTTGTTCAAGTACAATTAGCTGGCACTACTACAGTCGCTGTCGGTGAAGTACGGTCTTTTACTTTCGAAGGTTCAGCAGACACTATTGAAGATTCGGTGATGGGTGATCTTTCCCGCACCTATAAGCAAGGCTTATCAACTAACACTGTATCACTCGAAGTATATTGGGATGAATCGGACGCACAGCAGCTAATTCTTGACGAGCGCGCATCAGTTGACTTTAAGGTTTACCCTACAGGAACTGGAAGTGGCGAGACCTTCTTCTCTGGCAGCGGTATTGTAACTTCACGATCTATTACTGGCGCGTTTGACGGCATGGTTGAGGCTAGTTTCTCAATTCAGTGCAGCGGAGCAATTACTGAAGCGCAAGTTTAATTAAGGGGATAAACTATGGGATTAGCTAAAGAGTTAAGAAACAGAAGAAAGTTAGAGGCGCGAGAAGTAATCGTGCCTGAATGGGGTGACGACTCTGGAGCGTTTAAGCTGTATTGCAGAAGTATTACTTGCTACGACTTAGATCAGTTGCAGAAGAAGCACCCCGACTTTTTAAGTAACACCACTATCGGCTCTATGGTCGATTTGATCTGCATGAAAGCAGAAGACGAAGGCGGCAACAAGCTGTTCGGGTCTGCTGAAGATCGCATGGATTTAATGGGCGAAGAAACTGCCGTTATTTCTGACATTGCTAATCAGATGTTTGCTCAGATTGAGTCTGTCGAGGTGGCAACAAAAAACTAAAAGCCGATTCGTTTAGGATGAATTTATTATCCTTGGCTGATCGGCTTCACCTAACAATTGCGGAAGCAGAAGCAATGCCAGTTAATCACTTTTACGAGTGGCTGGCTTACTTTCAAATAATGAGCGAATCAGATGGCTGAAAATGTAAGCATTGTAATTAAGGCTTTTGACAAGACTAAACCCGCTTTTGGTGCAGTCGGTAAGTCCTTGAAGGGTGTTACTTCAGCCATCTTTAGTATGCGGACTGCTCTGGTCGGCGTAGCTGGCGTAGCTGGTTTCGGTTATTTAGTTAAATCATCTTTAAACGCTACAGACTCCCTAAAGAAAACTGCCGATAAGATAGGCACAACTACTGAAGCCCTTTCAGCTTTGCGCTATGCCGCCGAAAGAACTGGCGTTCAAACAAACACCTTAGATATGGCAATGCAGCGGTTTACCAGACGAACGGCAGAAGCTGCCAAAGGTACTGGTGAAGCTAAAGGTGCGCTTAGAGAACTCGGTATTGATGCTAGTAAGCTACAGCGTTTAAGCCTAGATCAACAGATGATAGAGCTATCTGGGGCTTTTGGTAATGTTACAAATGATGCAGATAGATTAAGACTTGCGTTTAAGCTGTTTGATAGTGAGGGCGCGGCCTTGGTGAATACCTTGGCGCTAGGCTCTGAGGGTCTTGAGGAAATGTTTGGCAGAGCAAAGACTTTAGGTCTGGTAATGTCAAATCAAGCATCTGCTGGCGTTGAGAAAGCCAATGACTCATTCAACGATATGCTTTCTATTGTTAAAGGTTTAAAAGATCAATTCTCAGCAGCACTTGCCCCAGCTATTGATGAAATTGTTACTAAGTTTACTAATTTCATTATCAGAACTGCTGACGCTGAAGGGGGCATAGAAAATCTTGCTCGCTCTATGGCGGTTAGCTTTCTGGAATCTGTCAAGGCTACATTGGGCGCGTTAGACAAGTTTGCGGAAGGTCTTGATACTGTAATCAATAAAGCAAATGATTTCTTTACCGGCTTTGAAACTAGATCCATCCAGAATCAGATGAAAGGCATTGCTAAGGAAATGGCAGAGCTTGGCGATCAGATAGGTCATTTGGAAGATGGCGGCATTCCAAGTATTTGGGAGTATATTACAGACGGCGGCTTAGAAGCTCAGAAAGCAGATATACAGCGACTTGGCGCGCAATATGTAGCTTTGTATGGACAGCTTCAAAAAGCCTCTGAAGGTAACTCAGACTTTGCTAGTAGCCTTGGCGGTATTATTGATTTAGACGCTACTAATACTTTCTTCGATGACCTTTTGGCAACTGTTAAGACGTTAGGCGAAATTGCCCCTGCTGCATTAACTCCCTTAGTTGATAAAACAAATGAGATACAGCTTGGCTTTAAGTCATGGAGTGATTCTTTGCCCTCAATGCAAGAGAACATTCAGAACCTTACCAAGCAAGGTTTAAACGGAATGACTGATGCCCTAACCGCTGGAGTAACTGGCGCGGCTAACTTTGCCGATGCCATGAAGGCGATGGCTAAGAGTGTAGTTGATAGCCTGATT